GTATTAGTAACACCAGTTCTACCAATAATAACTGGATTACATGTGGTAGTATTTGTATAGCTGGTTGGTGTACCATTCAGATTACCCCAAATTTGTGGCGTACTAGTACCCGCAAAGTTTCCGTTTACTGTTAAGTTTTCAAATTGACCTGTAGTTGTATATGTTTTATTATTATCTAATACAAAAGTTGGTGGTACTCCGTTAAATGTTGCTCCAGCAGTATAGTTACTGGCAATACCGCCACCAGTAATTGTTGCCGTAGTACCTCCACTTGGTTGAATGTAAGCTGCTCCGGTACGATCAAATTTAGTCCATGCTGTGCCCGTAGCAGTAGTATGGCTAGTATTCCATAATGTACCACTAGTACCCGTTACATATATGGCTCCGCTGTTTAATGTTATTGTACGATCAGTGTTTCCACTAGCAGCAAATGCTCGACAAGTGATTGTATGTCCTTGTGTAGTTAAATTGCCATTTGTAACAGTAAGGGTAGCAGTTGCGGTACCTGTAACATTCCATGCAGCATTTAAAGTAACAAGTGTGCCATTAGTTTTATTAATTGTACAACTTGCAAAACTATTAGTGCCTAAATTTAATGTTTGACTATTACCACCAGTAAAATTGGTAGTAAACGTATTCATATTTAATGTATCGGAATTATTAATATCACCTTGAATGGTAAATGCGCCAGTGCCCGAAAAAGTCACTGTGCCTGCTTGCACTGTTAGATGACGAACAGTTCTGGCAGTTGTACCAACGTTAGGTGTAGCGTTACCCGTAAAAACTATATCATCAGCAGCAACTGGAACGCCAGTTGGTGACCAATTTGTAGTTGTAGCATATAAGCCGCCGGCGCCACCAATCCATGTTTTTGTAGCCATATTTACTCAGCGATTGGCAAGTCTTCAGCAGGAGGAGAAGGCTCTTCAGTAATTTCTCCTGGATTGTTTAATGTCATTTTCCATGATTTAAATTTTTCAAGCATCATTTGTAAAATTTCTTCATCCGTTTTTGTGTGATCGTCCGCCAGATTTACTGCATCAGTATAAGGTTTATTATCATATGTCATTGTAAATTTATAAATCTTCATGTTCAATCCTTTATCCAAATCCAAACATTTTGGCTAATAGTTGCCACTTCGTTGATGTAGAATTATATATGAATCCCATATAATCAAATTTTGAACTTCCGCTTGTACTTGTAGGTAAACTCAAATCAGTAGACCCCTGAAAAATGGCGTTAAAACTAAGTGTTTGAACATTAGATGTTCTAATTCTTAACATAATCTTTTGACCATCGCTAGGAGTACCTGTAGGTGCATTTATAGTAAGTGTTCCTGCACTTTGTGTATTTAATTGAACACCTAAATCTGTCGTATTAGCATTTAATGTGATAGATGTTGCATCAGCGATTGAAACCACACGATTTGTTGATGTATTTGCTGCCGATGTAATTCTACCGTATGTATCTACAGTAATTTGAGGCAGCAAAAATGCACCGCCATAAGTTCCTGCTGAAACACCAGATGTGGGAAGTCTTGCTGTACTTAGTGTTCCATATGTAATACTTGAAGCATTTGTATTTAAAAGTCCTGAGCCATCTCCGATATGAGCGCCATTAAATGTTGTTGCTGTAATAGTATTTGCAGAAAATGATCCTGAACCATCTCTTGTTATAATTAAATTTGCGCCATTAGAACTTGATGCAGTTGTTCTACTATTACTTAAAGTTCCTGTTGTAATATTTGAAGCATTTGTTGTATCGGTGGTTGCAGATGTCGCTAGTCCTGATACGTTAGCGGCGGCAAGAGAAAATCCAACATTTGCCACTGATGTAATTCTGCCGTATGTATCTACAGTGATTTGTGGAACTAAAGATGAACTTCCATATGTACCAGCAGAAACACCAGATGTAGGAAGTCTTGCACTGCTGATTGTTCCTGATGTTAAATTAGACGCATTTATATTTTGAAGAAGACCACCTTCTCCAATAAAAGATCCTGTAACACTTGTTGCACTGATGTTGTTTGCGGTAAATGATCCTGCAGCATCTCTAGAAACAATTGTTGATGCACCATTGGATGATGATGATATAATTGTTGCAGAATTTTCTAAACCTGATACCGACGTGTAAGAAATTTGAATTGCAACATTTGATGCAGATATAATTCTACCGTACGTATCTGTTATAATTTGTGAAACATATGATGAATTGCCGTACGCACCAGCACTTACTCCAGATGTAGGAAGTCGTGAGTCACTGATTGTGCCAGACGTTAAATTAGATGCGTTTAAATTTCCAATAAAATTGTTTGCTTGAAAATTTAAAGTTCCCACTGACCAATAATCGTTTGTTTCATCCCATATTAATTCAACGTTTGATGATGCTCCACGATTTACAATGAGACCTGCATCTTCGGTAGGTGCACCAACATGATTGGAATTTAAAACAATTTTATTGTCGGCAAGATCAATAATTTCAGTGTTTATTGTAGTATACGTGCCACTAACAATTAAATTTCCACTGATTGTAATATTATTAGCACTAAAAGATCCAGTTGAATCTCTTAAAACTATAGTGTCTGATGTGCTATTTTGAGTTGCCGTTGTTCTATCATTTGATATTGTACCAGAAACAATATTTGACGCATTTAAATTTCCAGTAAAAGATTCACCTATAATTTCTCCAGCAGAAAATCCTCCTGAAGAATTTCTAAGAACAAGTGTGCTTGCGGTATTTGAAGATGACCCAGTTGTATTCCCGGCAGGTGCCGCAGTTTGAATTGAACCGTCTGAAAATGTAATACCATTGGCACCAATGGTGATGCCGTTTTTTACTTTAAAATTTGCCATTACCTCGTCCCGTTTTAACTCAGAGGTTAAGGCATGTTTACATAAACATGCCTGTTAATAATATATTATACTGTGCTATAAACTGCTTCTGCTATTTTAACTGTAACTGTGGCATTTGTAGCTTGAGCCAACAGTCTTAGATTACCTAAACTAATATTCGATGTAAATGTTACCAGATCATCATTTGAATTTGTAGATACCATGGCATACTCTGTTAAATAAACATTTGTATCATCATGAACAAGATTAATTTTTCCTGTTGCAAAATATGGTGTGCCTGTCGTAGTTTTCACATGATATGTATACTCAGCCGTACGATATGTTCCTATAGAAAATGTATCTACAATTACTGCTGATGCACTTGTAATGCCTGTTGTAGATGTCTCTAGTGATCCTGTAGCGCCAATTGTAATCGTATTTGCATCTGTTCTAGCAACTGTAACTGTTCCTGAACCAACAAATCTAACATCATCTGTCGTGCTATCTGTACCAGACAATCTAAGAAATGCACCATTTCCAGAACCTGGAGTTTCAGCCGAAATAGAATAAACAGTGTTACTGTACTCTGATGTAACAGGAATATTGTGATAGTTTGTACCATCATTGGTAAATGTCCATCTATCATTAGTTTCATTCCATAAAACTTTAACGTTTGTACTTGAACCTCTTTCAATTTCAATGCCGGCATCTTGTGAGGGTACACCAGTTTCGTCACTGTTCAATAAAATAACACTATCGCCAATATCAACAATATTTGAATTAACAGTCGTCGTTGTACCATTAACAGTCAAATTGCCATGAATGATCGCATTTCCACTTGCTGTAAGTTCTGTAACATTGATGCTATTGGCAGAAAATCCTCCACTACCATCTCTTGATACAATACTTGAAGCGGTATTCGAAGATGTTGCTGTTGTAGCAGAATTAGGAATATTTGTTAGTGATGCACCAGAACCAGAGAATGTTGTAGCAGTTACAATATTTGCTGCAAAAGATCCTGCAGCATCTCTAGACACAATACTTGATGCACCATTAGATGATGATGCAGTTGTTCTAGAATTTGAAAGGGTGCCTGATGTAATGTTATTTGCATCAACGTCTGTTACGCCAGAGCCGTTACCAACAAAAGTTGCATTAACAGTTGTAGCATTTACAACATTGGTTGTGAATGATCCTGAAGCATCTCTAGAAACAATGGTAGATGCACCATTAGAAGATGATGCAGTTGTTCTAGCATTTGCAACTGTACCTGACGAAATATTAGAGCCATTCAGTGCAGTTAAAGCTGAACCATCGCCAGAAAACGATGTGCCGGTAATTGCACCAGCGGCAAAGGCACCAGAAGCATCTCTAGAAACAATAGTTGATGCACCGTTTGATGATGATGCACTTGTTCTAGCATTTGCTAAAGTTCCTGATGTAATTTGTGATGCGTCAAGTGAAGTTAAACCTGAACCATTTCCGGTTATTGTTGTAGCACTAATAACATTTGCTGCGAAATTTCCATTAGCATCTCTTGATACTATCGCTGATGGAGTATTTGTAGATGTTGCAGTTGTTCGACCGTTATCTAAAGTGCCTGATGTGACTTGTGAAGCATTTAATGATGTAAGTGATGAACCATCACCTGATATTGAGGTTGCAGTAATCGCTCCTGCACTGAAAGCGCCTGCGGCATCTCTAGAAACAATGGTTGATGCGCCGTTAGCCGATGCGGCGGTTGTTGCTGAGTTTGGTATATTTGTTAGTGATGCGCCAGAACCAGAAAATACAGTCGCAGTTATTTGATTACCTGCAAAACTACCTGCGGCATCTCTAGAAACAATCGTAGAAGCACCGTTAGATGATGCGGCACTCGTTCTACCGTTATCTAAACTACCTGATGTAATTTGTGATGCGTTTAAGGAAGTTAAAGCTGAGCCATCACCAGAAAATGATGTTGCAGTAATATCACCAGCATTAAATCCACCTTGATTATTTCTTGCGACAATGGTAGATGCGCCGTTTGCTGATGATGCAGTTGTTGCTGAGTTTGGAATGCTTGTAAGTGATGCACCTGAACCGCTAAAAGTTGTTGCTGTAATTACGCCTGCACTAAAAGCACCAGAAGCATCTCTAGAAACAATAGTTGATGCACCATTTGAACTTGATGCAGAAGTTCTAGCGTTATCAAGTGAACCTGATGATATATTGGAAGCATTTAACGATGTAAGTGCAGAGCCATCACCAGAAAATGATGTTCCAGTAATCGCTCCAGCAGAAAAAGATCCTGAAGCATCACGTAAAACAATGGTTGATGCGCCATTAGCCGATGCAGCCGAAGTTTTATCGTTAGTAATTGCTGAACCAATCCAATAGCCAGCTGAATTAATAACGTCTGTACTATTGACCTTTATGCCTGTTTTAACCTTAAATGTCATGAAAGTCTCCTTTGACCATTTTGAATTTATTCTTATTTATAATTTTACAACATTCTTCTAAATTTAAACGTATAAAGTACAGCACCTGCTGTTTGTATTGTACCTGAAATTTGAAGTTTTAAGTCATCACTATTCGAGGTTTCGGTTCTTTGTACTCTTAAAAATAGTACACCTGATCCAGGTCCACGACCGGCACGATGTAAAACAATTTCGTCAAAAACAGTAGAATCGGTGTCGGAAGAATACCATGACATAAGTCCTGAATATGTCTCATTGTAATGTTGTCCGCCGACACTGTTATCATTTGCAAATACTTGTACAATATATGTGCCTGTTGGTAAAGCCGTAGATTTAATTGGAGTATCTTGCCATTCATCAGTTATCTGCATGTTAATATTTAATTCATAATATTGATCAATATTAGTTCCTTGAGTCATAGTTAATCCACTATGACTTATAGTATTAAACGTAACATTTGATGATGTATTTAAATCTTGATTTGGTTTACCAACTAAGTCATTATAATTTCCTATGGCAAATGCGTTAGTCTGTGATTGAGCGGTTGCAAAATTAATTTCTCCGTTTATAGTATTTGCAACACCAGATCCCGTTGGAGTTATGACGAGTGCTTTGGGTGAAGGATTACTTAATGTCGGCGCTGGCACAATTGCAATTATACCAGTGTCAGCATTTGCTGAAAATCTAGCACCACCTAAATCAATAGTTTGTCCTGAAAGATATAAGTCTCTAAATCTATTAGTAGAATTTCCTAAATCATATGCACTGTTTGATTGCGGTATTATGTGCCGAGAATTTAAATTACCATTAACAGTAAGTGTGTTAAATGTTGTACTATTTGCTTGATTAAATGCTGATTGCGCTATTGATAATGCCGTATTTGCTTGATTGTAAACAACACCTATTGTATTTCCAACAGTTGTTATAAAATTTGCATCATCACCAATTGCATTTGCTAATTCATTTAAAGTATCTAATAATGCTGGAGCAGAATCTATAACATTTGATATTGCAGTGTTGACAAACGCTTGTGTCGCATAATTTGATAAAGTTGATGTCGTTACAAAATTTAAATACTCGGCAGGTCTATTTTCCCATATACTCAAAGAAGAGTTATATACAATAATATGACCGTTAGCAATTGGAACATTATGATTAATGTTTACATCATGAATCTCATTAAGTTCATAACCATTTTGTGGGCGAACATATATTTGTCCTTGACCTTGATTCGCACGTTCAACAACACCGATATAAACTAAATGTTGAGGCGCATAAGGTTTTGTTGAGGTTAACGCACCAGCTGTATTTGCAAGATATAAAGTGTCACCTTCGTTATACGCCTGGGTGTCAACACCAGTAATAACGCCCTGTGTAATAACATATCCTGTACCGCCTGCAGTAATACTAGTGCTATAAACTAGACCAAAAGTTTTTGCTGAAGTTGCATCACCAGAATTGTTTGCAAGTTTAACGGACGCTCTATTACCTACAGCAGAGTTTAAATAAACAACTTGACCTTTTGTAATTGTAAATGACTCGCCATTCTTTACTTCAGCAAATACTTGAGTGACATCTAAAGGATTAAAAGATGCTATTGATTGAGAAATAAATCTAAATTTTTGTGTTGCTTCGTCATAAGACAATACAAAACCATCTTGAATACTATCACGATCAATATCATCTAACCATCGAAGATTAACTTCACCAGAACCACCACCGCCACCACCAAATCCTTTTCCAATGACAGCGTTAACTTTATTCTTATATTGTGTTACATCTTTTTGAAGTACATCTTTAAATTCATTAATTCTTTTTTCTATTACATTAAAATCTGCATCTTTGCCTGGATCACCTTTGTCGCCTTTTTCACCTCTATCACCTTTAGGACCTTGTTGACCCACATCACCTTTATCACCCTTTACACCCTGTTTACCGTCCTTTCCATTTTTACCATCTTTACCTGGCTTTCCATCTTTACCAGGAAGACCTTGCTCTCCTCTATCTCCCTTTTCACCACGTTGTCCGATATCGCCTTGTTCGCCTTTTTCTCCACGATCACCTTTAGCACCATCTACTCCAGGATCACCTTTATCACCCTTTTCACCTTGAGGTCCTTGAGGTCCCTGAATACCCTGCACACCTTGAGGTCCTTGTGCACCTTGAATTCCTCTTTCACCTTTGTAACCTTGTTCACCCTTAGCTCCTGCGATACCTTGAGGTCCTTGTTCACCTCTATCACCTTTATCGCCTTTTTCTCCACGTTCGCCTTTTTCACCTTGAATCCCAGGAAGACCACGGAGTCCTTGCTCACCTTGTGGTCCTACAATCTCTACGATTTCTTTTTGTGATCCCTCTAGAGAATCAATTCTCTCGTGAAGTTTATTGACCTCTTTTCTTGTATATGCTATAGATGTTGCTATAGCGAGGGCATCTTCAACCTTTACAGGTTTATTTTTCTCCTCGCTCACTCTTTGTCTCTTCAGTCAGTGTTTCAAAAAAACGTGTCATTGATTTGGCCAATTCTTTCTGATCTGTATCGTCAACCACTCTTTCAGTGTATTCCTCTTTCTTTACACTGACAACAACCTCTTGTGGAGGTGGTGGTGGAGGTGGTGCGGGTTGAGGTGGCTCCATAGGCTCATCTTCCATATTCGCTTTATCTTCTTCCATTTCTTTGTCCATATCTTTGATTTCATCTTCAGATTGACGAAGAATGTTCTTGCGAATATAAGCAACTGAAAAGTATTTACCAACATACGGATCAATCTCACCTAACAGACCTAATCTATCTTTCATAATTTCAGATTGTTTCAGTTCTACAAAATAAGAATCAGAAATAAAATCGTAGTTGATTTCTTCTTTGAGTTGAAGCCATTCCGCTCTTGTACATATACCTTTAAGAAGCAATTGTGTTTCTAAAAGTTTATCAAATAAATGCGTGAATCTTAAACGTAATCTTGAAACAAATTTTGAAAACTTGATTTCATCTCTAGAGATTTCACTTGCACGACCTAAAGAGAAGCCTTGATCTGATTCCAATCTTGAAATTGGTACGTTCAATGATTTATAAAGTTTCTTTTGAAAATATAGAACATCTTCAATCTCACCTAAGTTCTGACCACCAGCAAGTGTAGAGATTTCAGTACCTTTACCACCTTCTCTACGTGGTAACCAGAAGTCTTCAAGCATTGTTTGGAATCTTCTATCATCACGGATCTCACCTGTTTGTGCATCGTAAACAAGTTTGTTCTTATATTTTTGCATCATCTCACGAAGATATTGCTCTGCTTTCATTTTTGGTAAATTACCAACGTCAATGTAGAAAATACGGCGTTCTGGTGCTCTTGAAATTCTATAGATAACGGTGGCATCTTCAAGCATACGCAATTGATTGAGTGGCTTGATTGCCTTATGTAGATGTGATATAACAACCTTGCCATCTTTATCAAATTGACCACAATGAACATAACAAATGGAGTCTGCTGCTATCTTAAGACCCTGTGCTCCGTCTTTTGCGAAACCTTTGTCTGAGAAAATATAATATTCATTTGGTTTACTGTAAATTTGTGCAACACCAGTTGGATCTTTTTTCTTGACTGATTCACGGACTTTACGAATCTTTCGTGGATCAATGTAGCGGATCTCACGAAGACCTAATCGTGGATTCTTTTCATCAATAATCATGTGATAGTATAATCGCCCATCAATGTACCAGCGCCGAAAGATATCATATCCCATATTATTGAAGTCAAGAAGTTTCATAACGTGTGAATATTCATCACGAATTTTCTTTTTGATTGATTCTGGCTGTTTAAGTTCGTCTAATACAATCTCAACAGGATACTTATGCTCTTCGTATACAATCGCTTCGTTTACGATATCATCAATCGCTAAATCACACTCAGGCTGCATTGCCATTTCACGGTACTTATTGATAAGTTCAGAGTCGGACCGTATTTGTCCTTCTAGATCAACATAAGTTCCGTATACACCACCGGCTGATATAGCAACTGCACCATCATCTTCAGCTTTTGGAACAAACGATTGTGGTAACGATTGTTCTGGCTCATCTTTTCCAATTTTAAAACCAAATAATTTGATTGCCATGTTACTCTCTTATTAAATGAAAAGGGAGCGTAATAGCTCCCCTTGTTGATAACTATTACGCAACTATTTATTCGTTGCGAAAAAGTATTTTATATTTAAGTTAGAATTGCATCATCATCAACCTCACTAACATCTGATTCCGCTGTCATCCAATGATATTGGAATGTCACACTAAATTCTGACAAACTATCTGTTGAATCATAAGATAATTCAATTGCACCCACTTCGGTTGGAAATGCTTCAGCTAGTTTATAAGTTCTAGACGGTTTACCATCAGATTTTAAATGTGTTACAGATAATGATGCAGTGTAATCAAATGCGGCAGCATCACCAGCACGAAGAGTATCACTGTTATAATCGCTTGTTTTAATTCTTTCTGCCCACTGCAAGAAAGAATCTCTTAGAGCATGTGCTTCGTCACTAATAAACGTAACTGTCCAATCTGCAAATGTTCTATCTCCTGGAACTTTAATTCTTCTACCGGCTCTGAAAGGAACTTCAATTACACCAATAGTCATTCCTGGAATTGCTGCTGTTTTACAAAGTAAATTTGCTGTGTCTACAGTCATCTCACCGCTTAATTCATAACCTTCTGGCCAAACTAAAGACACTGAAAATAAATTTGGTCTTGCGCCTACACTTAATGTTTCTTTGATGTTTGCTATTGTTGTTAGTGCCATGACTTACTCCTTATACCGCAGCATCGTTAATGACAAAATAGTCATACGACCATGTGATGGTAAAATCTTCAACGGTATCCGTAGTATCATACGACAAATCAATAGATGCGATATCGCTAGGCCAACAATTGATTAATTTATATGATCCATATGGCACGGAACTTCCGTCTGGTCCTAGTTGAAAAATATCTGCTACTCCATCCATCAAACCAGGACCGGCTATAGCGCCACTTCTTCCACCATCATCACCGATTTGTGTTGTAGTATAATTTGTATAAACCATACTATTTTGCCAAACTTCGATGTTTGATCTGATGGTAAAGTTTTCATCATTTAAAACTGTTGTTGACCATTCAGTGAATGTTCTATCTCCAGCCATTTTTAATCTTCTACCGCCAGTCATTGGGACTTCAATGAGTCCCATTGACGATGCAGGTAATGATGCAGAACGGCATAAGAATTCAAAACCATCTAGATTGATACCAGCTGGAGGAGTAACACGAACAAGAAACAGGTTCGGACGTGAACCTGATCCTACAGCATCTCTAAATTGTTGAATACTAAAACTTGTTGCCATTTTGTTCTCCTTTATCCTATTCTATTTATGCTGCGATTTCACTGAAAGATGCAGCACCTCTCACGGAAACAAAATTAAGTTGGATAAAGTTAACAGATGCTATTGGTTGAACAAAGATATCGCAAACAAACTCATTTGCTAATACTGCTTCTTCAGGATTATTTGATTCATCGCAAATAACTCTGAATGCTTGTATACCTCTTCTAGCTTGAACACCTCTCAAGTATGGTGTAACTAGATTTACGAAGTTTGATCTTGTTCTTGTATCATTCTGTTCAAATAAGAAACTTTCAGCGGATGTACCAATTGTTTTCTGAAGTTCGATAAACAATCTACGAACATTGATTCTGCTCAATGATTGATTCTTCAGAATAAATGTTTTGTCGCCAAATAAAATTGTTCCTCTGCCAGTTTGTGTAAACACTGGATTGACAGCAAGTTTATAAAGTGCATCACGATCGGCTTGCTTAGGATTCCAAGAAAGTTTAATAACGTTATTGATTACGCCATTTGTAACGCCAGCTGGTGATAACCATGGATCACGCAATGCGTCATTTCTTGCAATACAGCCAGCAACATCAGGATTCAATGGCACATAAACATAAACATCGTTATATTTGTCATACTGATATTTCCAACCGCTGTCAGCGATACCGTATGTAGAACGTGTTACTGTACCTGCCCATGTTGTAATGTCGGTGACTTCACTACCTGCGTTATTCACTACGTTTGCTCTAAGTGGTGAGAAACAAACAACGCAATCTTTACGTGCTTCGCAAACGTCAGAAATAATTTCATTCACTGTCGTTGCAACGGCTTGACCAGCAATGACAACTGAAACTGGTACAAGGTCTTTGTTTTCAAAGTGCGCATAACCGTCTGTGCGATTACCTGTCGTAAGTGCGTTACCGTCTGAACCACCCGCAAGACTATATTTCTTAGGTGTATTGACTGCTGTAAATGTTAATCC